ATGGGTGCCATGATGGGTGCTATTCAGGAGCATCAAGCTGCATTTCCTCAACCAGCCAAAGCTGCACCTCCTCCAACACCAGCTGCACCTCCTCCACCAGCTGCTGCATCAGCTCCACCACCGAGCACTGAAGACGCTGAGGCTGCAAAACTTGCTGAATACTTCAACCGACCAGAAAATGCATCAGATAATGCACAACTTGAGGAGCTGCAAGGTAGAATAGGAACAATAAAGAGAGCTATTCGTGATACAAAATCATTGATATCATCTGCAGAAACACCAGAAGAAAAAGCACGACATGAAGCAATTCTTAAAGATCAATTAGAGCCTGGTCTTGAAGCAACAAAACAACAGAAAAAAGCAATTCTCGATAAAGCAAGAAAGCAACTTGGAATTAAAACAACACAAGGTGCAGGAGCTGCTCCTCCGTCAGCCCCCTCTGCGTCTTCTGGTTCCGGATCACCCGCATCAGCACCTAGTGCAGGGGGTGGTGGTGGTGGTGCATCGTCTGTATCATCTGCTCCTTCATCGGGTAAATCAATAGGTGCTGCAAGTACTTCTGTTGCTGCTGCAAGTGAACCAAAATCAGCTGAGAATAAAACTATAACATCATCATCAAACGCTGGTCCAAGCGGCGGATCACCTGCTGAATCGTCTATACCATCTCCAATTGCAGAACGTGGATCCTTAGATATTGGAATAACATTCGGACCAGGAAATTAAGATGGCGACGATTGGTGAAGATGTAAAACAAAATCTTCGTGAAAAGATCGAAGAGAGCACTGGCATCATTGGTCAGACATTACGTGCAAAACGTGAAGCTGCTGAACGCGATAAAAAGATAACCAAGCAAGTTGAAAAAATTCAACTAAAAACAAAACGAATTGATACGAGAGCAAAAATTATTTCTCGTATGGATGTATCGTTCTTACAAATCTCTAAAAATTTACAATCAATTGCAAAAGTATTAAAAGCACAGGTAACTCTCCAAGATCAAACAAATGCTGTTATTGGCAAGACGAAACAGCATGAAGAGACAAAACGAAAAGTAGTAGCACAGGCGCCCGTCGGTCAAGTAACAGACACAAAAGAAGAATCATCTATTTTTGATAAGATTGGTGATCTTTTAGATATATTTGATAAGAAACGAAAAGGCAAGGGTGGTAAACGACCAGCCAAAGAAACACCAAAAGAAAAAGCTAAACGTGCAGAAGTAGAAAAAAAACAGCGTGGTAAGGTAGAGGACAAAGCAACAGCTGCAAAGAAAGCTGCTGAAGAAGAAGCTAAAGCAGCTGGCAAAGGTGCAAAAGAAATTGCAAAGGCAGGTCAAAAAGCTGCAAAAGAAGCAGTTAAAGCAGCAAGTGCTGCTACTGTAAAAGCTGCAGCTCGTAAGGCACTTTTAAAATCTATTGGTAAAATGGCAGCTAAATCACTTCCTATTGTTGGAGGAGCTGTGGGTGTAGGATTTGCCATAGAGCGTTTGCTTGCGGGAGATCCTGTTGGTGCAGGTATTGAGGCTGCGGGTGGGTTGGGAAGTGCTCTTACATCTATACCAGCTACAATTTTAAATACTACTCGTGATGTATATTTTGAGACATATGGAGTGTATCCAGAGGCGGATGACAGCCCCGATAAAGATGAACGATACGCAGAAGTATACAGAATTGTAAAAGAAGAGGTTGAGGCTGTTTTAAAACAAGCGGTATATGCTCAACCAAAGGCACCAGAAGGAATGGAGTTTGATGCAGAAGGTAATGTTATTTCTGCGCCACCACCTCCACCTCCTAAACCAAAACCTGCTGGACCAGCAGCTGCTGCACCAAAAACAGCTGCGCCGGCACCGAGTGCACCAGCACCGAGTGCAGCACCAACATCCGTAGCACAGCCACCTCCTTCAAAAACCAAGGTACCAGAAGCGCAGATACGAGCAACAGCTCAAACACATGCTGCTGCTATTACAAAGGACGCACAACAACCAACAGGAATTGTTGGTACTGTTATGTCATCGTTAAAAGAAGCTGGGATTGTTTCAGATAAAGCTATTGCAAACATTCTTGCAACGGTTTCAAAATCAGAAGTGAAAATTTAAATTATACAAGTGCGGAACAGATTCAAAAAACTTTTGGTAAGAGGAGAATTCCTTCTCTCGAGTTTGCTGCGCAGTTTGTTAAAAACCCAGAAGCTTTAGCTAACGAGGTATACAAATCAACGGACGGCAACAGAGAACCTGGTGACGGATTCAAATTTAGAGGAAGAGGATTTATTCAACATACTGGTCGCAACCAATATGAAGGTATTAAGAAGTTTACCGGTATTGATGTTGTAAGTAATCCTGACCTACTTAATGATCCTGTCGTTGCAACAAAAGCTCTTGCATGGTTCTTTTTATCATATAAGGGTAAGAAGCCAGAACAATTGGAAAACATGGCGACTGTGAACAAAGCAGTTGGATTTGCGGACACAACAGGAGAAAAAGCAGAGAAAAGAATGGAATCTGCTGCACAAATTAATGCAAGCATCAGTAGTGGCCAAAACCTCGATTCTTTAAGTACATCTGTTGCAAGCTCTAAGAAAAGTCTGCCAACTGGCCAAACAACAATTGTTGCTGTAACTAACGTTCAGCAAACAGGAAAGGCGCCACCAAGGGCGCCTCAACCGTCTGTAATGACGTCAGTGGGTTAATTACTCACTTGCAAGTTTCTGAAACATTGCAAGATCATCATCCTCTGCATCATCCCAGGGTACGTCTGACTTAGGAGCAGCTTTAGGAGCCGCCTTTGGTGCAGCAGCACGAGGCGGTGGAGCATCATCCTGGTCCCATATATCTTGACGTGCCTGTGGTGCAGGTACGGAAGAACCTTCCAAAGCAAGAATCTTATTCAAACGATTCTTGATATCATCGTAGGACTTGAAATTACTGCGATCTAGGAACGGTGTCAATGCATACTCACGCTTCCAAATTGTTTCCAATTTGTCATCATCTTCAAACAAAGCTTCTGGGGACTCAAACTCTGACTTATCGTAGTTAGAATAACCGTCAACCTTACGAATCTTTAACTTAAAGTTAGCACCCGTCCACATATCAAAAGGATTCAATGGTTGCTCGTCTTCGAACTCTGGATTCATTGCTGCATTCAGCTTATCAAAGATTTTCTTGCCATATTTAAACAGCATTACTTTGCCTTCATTCTCTGGGTGTGCAGGATCCTTAACAACATAGATGTTGCTAATGAAAGACAACTTACGCTTCTGGTTGCGAACCGTTGCTTGGTTCTCCTTCGTACCTGTATTCCACAATGCGCTATTGTGTTCACAAACAGGACACTTCTCTCCAACAGTTGTCAAACAACCATCGATCAGCCAACCACCTGCACCTTTAAAAGCGTGATCGAACAAACGAACAAAAGGAACGTCCTCACCACCGGGAGCGGGCAAGAAACGAATAACAGCATAGCCGTTACCTGCTTTGTCCACTTCAGGACGCCACATACGTTCGTCGTCTTGGGGTTTGTTTGAGGGAGTTGCCATCTTATTCAGCTCATCAGTGAGCTTTGATAAAGAGGTGGTGCTGCTTTTTTTGAGTGATTTAAAATCTACCATGTATATTTCCTTGTATAAATTGTATTAAATGTATTTTGCGTATCCACATCATCATAACGATAATAGTATTTATCTTACCTTTTTAACCCGAACTTGTCAACAACAATATTTTTTAACTTTTCCCTATCGTAGGTTAAAAACGGATGATACTTTTTACATTTTAACCTGATTTCTGGCCAGATAATCTGGTCTTCAATTTCACGGTTCCATGCTGATGTGAATCTCATAATATCATTCATTATAATAAAAGTTTCTAAATGAATTTCTTCACGAAGAAGTAGTTTGAGGGCATGTGGGTGTTGCCCATTTTCAACAACAAAACTGCTAAGCAGATCGCTGTTAAACTTTTCAAGATCACTCATAAAAACATACGAAAGTGACTCTTTAACTTTTTGCCATTTACGATATAGCTGTTCTGTTTCTTCGTTACGTATAACATCACCAATCCAAGCATCCTTTTTACCATAAACAAACAAGGCGACAAGAAAGTCAGTCAAGTCTTTTCGTTTGGAAAGTTTGTGAAAAAAGTATTTGTCTTTTCTTGTTTCAAAAGATTCGCGCTTTGCTCGTACAGCGCCACCGTATTTAAAATAATCATACGTCTTGGTTGAGAAGTGACTTTTCAAGGCCAAGTAGTGTTTGTAAGCATCAAATGCGTCCATTGCAAAATTCATATAGGTAGTTTTGTTGTTTTAGGAAAATAGTTGAGAGCTTCTGCCTCATCTTGAATCCGTGCCTTCATCTTAGCACTCGATTTAATCAAACTACCCGCTACTTCGATTTCCATACCTGTCTGCTCACAATAAAGAAGAACAGCATCCATAAATTCTATTCGTTTTTCAAACGCAAGCTGTTCAATCTCACGTTGAAAGTCTTTTAAGGTCTTGACTGGTAAAAATTCCATTATTAATTTTGCTTTATAAAAGTATAAGTATACATGATACTGTAAAAAACACAACACGGCCTCTATATATTGTTATGAAGATTAACTTTCTAAAAATCTATCTCCCTCTTCATTTGCTAGCGTTGATTATATTTGCATTTACACCCGTCCATGCAACGGATATGTTGTTGTTTGTTGTGGGGTATTCATTAGTATTTGGACTAGGTGTGTCTGTTGGGTTACACAAATGGATAAGCCACAAATCAATAAAAGTAAATGCAATTGCAAAACCCATAATTCTATGGCTCGGCGTTGTTGCATGCCAAAATGCTCCTATATGGTGGGCAGCTGTGCATAGACAGCATCACGTTGCTGCTGATACAGATAGAGATGAACACACACCTACAAAAGGAATATGGCATGCTTTCTTTGGATGGATTGTTATGCATGATTTAACAAAGGTAAGTTATCGTCGTTGTGTTGATATTATGCGTGACAACCAAATTAAATTTGCAAGCAAACATTACATTAATATCATATGGTTGTCGTGGTTAGTGTTTGGCTTTGTCAGTCCCACTTTACTTTTATGGTTCCTTCTTGCGCCTGCAATTTTAGGATTATATGTTGTTGGTATTATAAATTGGTTAGGACATTCTCATATTGGATACCGTAACTTCAATACAAAAGACAAGTCAACTAACATACCATACATAAGTTTAATCGCATGGGGCTTCAACTGGCACAACAATCACCACTTCTCACCTGGAACGTTTTGTTACGGGAAAGGAATTAGTGGTAAACAAGAATTTGACCCTTCCATTATTTTTATTCCGTTTATTAGAAAAACCAAATGAGTAGTTACCATTATTATGCAGCGCTCGAAAACTACAAAGTAGAGCGTACAACTGATTTCACTGATGATTATATCAATTACATTATTGAGCTTTGTAAACCGTATAGTGAACATGGCAAAGAAAAACCAGAAAACTATAGTCCCGAAACAATTGCCAGATTATTTAAAACGGGTAGATTTAAACATGGCTTCTTTGTTATTAAACACTACGATAAAGTTGTCTTGACTTTTGGTCTTGATGACTTTGAAGGTTGGGCTGTCGGTACTCGTTATCTTAGACATGATAACGATATAAACGCTCCTTTGACCCCATTAGCAGCGGGCATTGCATCCACATACATCTATGATAATTTGAGACATGATATTGTAGGGCTATGTACAGCACACAACATCGATACCCGTAATTGGGTTGATATTGGACTAAGAAAATATAAAAATGCGGATGGTGATAACATATATGGTATTGCGGCAAGAACGATCCAAGGCGCAAAAAAATTGGACCAGCCCTTTTTGTACAGAGGGGTGGTCCAAACAGGTTATACTTATTGGGGAACGGAGTTAGTTCCTCCGTTTGACTTTATTAAGCAGCCCGTAACCCCTTAAACCTATCAGCAGCATACGAAGCTGCAAAAGCTTTCGGTTTTACCATTGGCGTCACGTTGCAGGTTCCTTTAATGTATCCGATTGCCTGTGTAACAACACAGCTTGATCCATACATTTCGTCTGGGTTAATATCCAAATGAACTTCAACATAACGGTCTTCTAGTACCTCAGCTAAGTTTTGAAACAATTCAGAAACTTTATAGACTTCATTCATTAGACGCATTGCTGGTTTACTTTTCTTTTGATCGTAATCCAACTCTCTTTGAACCTCGCCAAAGATTTTACACCCATGACAACCATCAATATGGACAACAACAACAGTAATATAATCAGCATACCAGCGCCCATCAACTCTAAATCTTTCGGAATCGGCACCGATATATATTTTTGTGGATGGTGATTGCGCTTCAATGAATTGTTTGATTTCATCTAGGTCAAGCTTTTTCATAATACTCTTTCAGTATGGTGCGGGCAGAGAGAATCGAACTCACAACTAAACGTTGGCAACGTTTGATTATACCATTTAACTATGCACGCTCAATTAACATTTGGGTGTCGTTACTACCCTCTTCATCCTGATTGTACTCAGGAACCTCGTTTAAAACTTTTTGATTCTCTTTCAAATCTCTTCCAAAGATTGCATCCCACCGAGTTGCATACTCTTCATTTGAAACGCTTAAGGGCCTTGGTGTTGATCCCTTTCCTCCATCAGACATAAAGTTCTCCTTATTTTGGTAGAAACGGTCAGACTCGAACTGACGATAAACACCGTATGAAGGTGGTGCATTAGCCGCTATGCTACGCTTCCGTTGTTGGTAGCGGAACCTGGAATCGCACCAGGGACCCGAGCTTATGAGACTCGTGAGATACTTCTTCTCCATTCCGCATCTGTTGGTGCCCTACGACAGAATCGAACTGCCATCAGAGGATTACAAAACCACTGTAATGCCATTATACTAGTAGGGCGTATTACTGGTGCGAGCCAAGGGATTCGAACCCCTCCCGTAAGAATTATGAGTTCTCGGCACTACCTCTATGCTAGACTCGCGATCTATATTATATATCCGTTTGGTACGAGTAACCGGAGTCGAACCGGTACGCATTAAGCGGCGGATTTTAAGTCCGCTGGGTCTACCAATTCCCCCATACTCGCATTACATTGTTGCTCCGTTTCCATTTTTAAAACCAACCTCACCACCTTCTTCTTTAATTCGTTTAATAACATCTTCAAAAAGAATTGGCCTGAAATCTGTTTGTTCAACACAAACACAGTGGTATCTGTTATCAATGCCCATTGGCTTTTTATTGAACCCACGAATCTGAACACGGTTAGAATGAAGATGTCCATGAATGTTTACACCAAAACGACCAAGACTTTCCTCATGAATTGGAATATGTGACAGAATCATTCCGTTCATTACATGATAAGCACGTAGTTCACGGAAGTGTTGTCTATACTCTTCGTCTTTAAAGATATCATGATTACCACGAATCAGGACCTTATCACCGTTAAGTCTATACATGATGTTAAGTGCTTTGCGGTTAATCACAACATCACCGAGATGATAAACTTTATCGTTTGGACGAACAGTTTCATTCCAGCGCTTTACCATCTCTTCATCCATCTCTTCAGGATCGTCCCATGGGCGAAGTTTTGTAACTCCATCGTCGCGAAGAAACCTACACACACCAGCGTGACCAAAGTGTGTATCACTTGTTAAAAATACTGATGGCATATTGTTTCCTTATAAATTGGTCCGGCGTGAGAGGATCGAACTCCCATTAGAAGGGTAGAAGCCTACTGTATTATCCATTATACTAACGCCAGTGTGGTGCTCTCAACAAGAATTGAACTTGTGTTTCATCCTTACCAAGGATGTGTACTGCCATTATACTATGAGAGCTTATAATGGTCAACTGGCGGTGCGACTGAGACTCGAACTCAGAAACCCTCTTTCGAGAGTCGATGGATTAGCAATCCACTCCAATACCATTATGGGACCGCACCTTAAATATCGTTATCAAAATCAATGATGTGATTGTATATTATATCTTCAACTGTCTTTGTTCGTTGTTGTTTGTTTGGCGCGCCAAGCACAACAACGACATACTTCTGTCTTCCTTGCTCTACAACAAGCGCTACACACCATCCAGCCGAATTGGTAAAACCAGTTTTACTGACAACAACATTATCAAATTCAAACAAGATTGGTTTATTTGTATTCGGCAGTATGATTGAACGTACTTTCTTTTTATACCTTGCATCGATTGCAATCTGCTTCTGTGTGCTAATCTCTTTAATTAACCAGTAACCAGAAGATATATCAGCTAGTGTTGCTACATCTATCGCTGTTGATCTGTTCTTTGCACTTAACCCTGATGGGTCATCAAAGAACGTATTATTCATTTCATAACGCTCGGCAGCTCTATTCATTTCTCTGATGAACGCTCGTCGTCCACCAGGATAATCCTCTGCTAGCGTTTCAGCAGCTGCATTGTCACTTTTGACAAGCATTGCTTTTAGCAAAACTAATCGGGTGTATTTCTGCCGCGGAAGTTTACTACCTGCTTTGTTTGATAGCATTAATTCTCTTGTTAGATCTTTATCATAATCCAGCACTACCATTGCCGTCATTAACTTTGTAATGCTTGCAAGAGGTCTCGTTTGATTAATGTTCTTTGAGAAATAATGCTTGTCTAATGTCACGTTGTATACGAGGACACTTTCTGCACTATGCGCTGTAAGAGCAAAGAATGTAAGAAGGTATAACAAAAGTTTTTTCATTTAAATACTTATGGCTCCGGTGGAGGGAATCGAACCCCCACTAGCGGTTTTGGAGACCGCCGCACTGCCATTATACTACACCGGAATGTTTATGGTGCCAAGAGGCGGGATCGAACCGCCCACACACAGATTTTCAATCTGCTGCTCTACCGACTGAGCTACCTCGGCTTGTTGGTGCATCGTGAGAGGATCGAACTCCCGGCCTTCGTCTTGTAAGGGCGCTGCTCTACCGCTGAGCTAACGATGCAAATATTCTTTCTGCTTTATCCCATTGTAAAATGTCATTTGTTTCTAAATCCACAATCATAATACTCACACACCATCGACCTTCTGTTGTTGAATTATGCATGGAGTGTGGGATACCTGCATTAATAAGGCCCGGGCAACCAACTTCAGCAGACCACAATAAATCACAATCTTGTTTTTTGAAATTAAGATATTTTGTGTTAATATCAGTTAGTAGAGATTCTGGACCAGAATTTTCTTTTGGATTCCACCAATACATCTTGCTTCCTGGAGCTCCAAATACCCAGTTAATTTTACAATGATCTTTCCCTATTTCACCATTATCAGTGTGTATTGATATTTCAAATCCTGGTGGTGAATAAAAGATTTCTTGATGGCCACAACGTGCACCAAACTTTCTTAAAATTGCATCCGTATGACCCTGCAGATCCATAACTTCAAAATGTTTATACTTGTCAAGACGGTTTTTATGGTGTACCTGTGCTCTATGCAGCAACTCTGATATATCAGGAGGGACACCTAGGTTTAGGTTAATACAATATTTGTTCACATTATCCATCATTTTTTTGGATCTAATACGGGTTCATTAGTCTTATCCACGATGGGATGTTCTTCAGAAAACCGATAAGGAGTAAGCCATTGAGTACCAATTGGTTTCCAAAACTTAGAAAAAATGTTATTCAATACAAGAACAAAAACACCCAACACAAGAAAACCAAGTCCTGTTAAAATTGAACCAACCAAAAATAACGCTGCTTGCTCTAAAGTCATATTTCACCTTTTTAAAAAAATGGAGCGGGGTAGGAGAATCGAACTCCTGACTTGAACTTGGAAGGATCTCGTTTTACCATTAAACTAACCCCGCATACTAACATTATGTATCTGGCCGGTCCTGAGAGAATCGAACTCCCACTCGTAGGTTCGTAGCCTACTGTAATATCCATTTTACTAAAGACCGAATTTGGTGGACCGCCGGGGGATCGAACCCCGACTAAAGGCTTGCAAAGCCCCTGTGCTCCCATTATCACTAGCAGCCCAAATTTGTAACCGATTACTTGTCCTATTATACGCCATCGGTTATGGCGAGTCAATGGTGCCCCAGAGGAGACTCGAACTCCTAAAATACGGCTTCTAAGACCGGCATGTATACCAATTCCATCACCGGGGCGCTATAATATTTCTATACTATTTAAAATGGTGTCAAATTCTCCATTGGACCATACAAAACGCAACAACGTTCGTGAACCATTCAACTATACAACCTGGCTATCACCAGGCATTATCCTATAGTTATCTTCTACTGAATCTGCCGTAGATACTTCTAATATTGTACCTGCTTCTAAACATACAACTTGGTGTGGATGAAGTGGTGCATTGTGAACAATATGTCCCTCTTCCACTATAAACTCAAAGACCTGCGCGTTTGTAGTTTGTATATGCTTAATAAGAAACTTACCACTCATCACACGCCAGGTTTCTTCTTTCTCACGATGAAAGTGCATGCTGAATCTAGCACCTTCCTTGAAGTGCATAAACTTTGAGCAGTACTTATCATTGGATACCCAAATCTCTTCTGATCCCCAACCTTTATCAACAACACCTGTCAGTCTGGTCATTTTATCTCTTCAAGTCGTGGTGCATACACACCAACATGCTGTACAGTGACTGCTGACGCTTTGATTGCAAAACTCACTGCTTCTCTCATGTCTTTTGTCTCTAAAAACTTAAATGCTAGTGCGGCTAGGAAGGTATCACCTGCACCGCATACATCTGTTACTTCACCTACAATCTCAGCAGGGAATCCCCAACCATTCCATGTTGCACCACGATATCCTTGTGTGACAATCAGATGATCTATTTTAGGTAAACTTATTGCACGACTTTTTTCCAGCGCATTAATCTTAACATAGCAGCCTGCAAGCCTTGCCAGATCTGGTTTCTTCGTGTCAACAAAAATGGGCACGTCAACTTCTTTTGCCAGTTCTTCTATTAGTTCGTAACTAACTGTACCTTTGTTGTAGTCACTTATCACTATGGCATCGTATATTGGCGGAATGGCTGTTTCAAATGTAACAGGTTCGCTGATGACATCCTCGTCAAGTCTTAGTAGCTGTTGTTTGGTACGCTCATCAATTAAGCGTTTCTTTTTACTGGTTTTGCCACGTATGAAGTCAACTGAACATCCCAGTGCTTCTAAATTCCTACGCACGTTACCGGCCATACCATCATGATAAGTGGTATAACGAGGTTCAAAGATAGGTACGGGTGCTTCGGGACTAATACGGTTCACGTTTCCGTATGTGTAAATGTCCTCACAGGTGTCACCGATTAATAATATCTTGAATTGTTTTTGTCGTGGAATGCTCTGTTCTATCATAATACATTATCTTTGGAACGAATTCTTTACCTATTACACTCTTACCTTCATAGTCACTGCCCTTGACCATAACATCAGGGCTGTACATCTTAATCTTATCTATTAAATCTTGATCACCGTTGAAGAACCAAACATCGTTAACTGCTTTGATGTTCTTCAATACAAACTGTCGGTCATATTGATTGTTGATAGGACGGCCACTACCTTTCAGTTCTTTTACTCTACTATCACTGTCTATCAGCACTAGAAGGTATCCACCCAAACTCTTGGCATAGTTAAGCATTTCAACATGCCCTCGGTGTATGATATCAAATGTGCCGTTAACTATAATCTTATTCACTGAGTGTACTGTTTAAAAGTGTAAGGTCAGCACAGGTATATTTTTGATAGCTTAGTTTGAGATGCTCTGGCATTGGTATTGTCTCTATTACAGATGGATACTGCTTTGGGTGTGTCACCACACTTATCTTAATGAGACTAAGCTCCCATTCATTCTTCCAATATACTATACTTTTTCAAGTAGGTCAACATTTATTTGGGGTGCGTGATGGGATTCGAACCCACGCATATCGGAATCACAACCCGAGGTCTTAAACCGCTTGACGACACACACCATAGAAAAACACACTAAACTCACCTGACACGGGCATTAATGTTATCTAGTAGAGATTAACTGGACCATCCTGCAGAATGCGTTAACCTATCCCGAGGAACTACAATTTCATTTACTCAGTATATTTGCTTAATGTGTTTATCTATGGTAGGGGCACAGAGAATCGAACTCTGATTAATAGGTTAAAAGCCTACTACTTTGCCGTTAAGTTATACCCCCATTCTTACGCCGTACAGCTGAAACATCAGTGCCGCACGTTTTTTTGCATTTTGATATGTGTAACCATATCTCAGCAAACCTAGCTTTTCACTCTTATCACTGTCCATCTGGACTCTCCTTTATTTTCGTGATCGCGTTACACCAATTCGGCTTTTTTTATTCCAATCGTAAGTAACTCCATCAGGACACTTACCATCTTCAACCGAATCAACTCCAAACTTACCTACAACCTCAAAATCAGGACCAATTATCGTTACGAACTTGTTTATGGTTTTAGCATAATCAATTGCAAACGCTAATGACTCAAATAACTCTTCATTTATTTTATACATACTCAACTTTCTTTGGCGGAAGCCGGAGGAGTCGAACCCCACCCGCCGTTAAGCAGGACCTGGTTTTCAAGGCCAGTCGCAGGACCATCCCCGCTGCATCAACTTCCATATTGAAACACACTCAACTTTCTGCCCTTGATTCACTACTGCTACTAGGGGCATGTTTTAATGCGCTTCAATATGGCACCCGAAATAAGAATCGAACTTATACTAACAGATTCAAAGTCTGCTGTGCTACCACTACACAATTCGGGAACATCTGGTCTGGGATGCAAGATTCGAACTTGCGACCTCTCACTTCCAAGGCGAGCCGTCTGACCTGGCTGACAATAATCCCAGATAAAAATGGTCCTCTCGAAAGGAATCGAACCTTAGGTCTATCGCTTATCAAGCGAGTGCTCTACCATTGAGCTACAAGAGGAAATTGAATTTGAGAGCCTACGCCGCTTTTATCGTAGATTTATTCAGGACTT